GTGCATATAAAGCCCGAGGGGGCTTATATACCCTTCTCCTTCTCACGCGCCCGGTTGCGGGGATTTATAGCTAAAACCCTAGCAGTTTAAACTATTTCATTTATATAGGCGCCTGCCCAGCCCCTGCCAGCGGCTGGCGCCCAACCTGCGCGGGCGCAGCCTGACGGCACCCGAGGGGCAAATGAATTAAAGAGCGAAGCGCTTAAGCGTTGCGAATTTTCTGCTCACAAAACATGCATATGTCCGGCACTTTTAGGCCAGCCATATCCATGGCGACGGTTAGGTCGCTTGTTTCCGAGTAGTGAAAGTCTGAGTCGCATACGACGCAGTTTCCGAATTTGGACATAGTTTTAGTTTCCTCCTATATTACACATAGCGAGCAAGCATATAAGCGTATGGGTCGTTTTAGCATATAAAGACCGAGGAGCATTATATAGTAGGCTCTAGAGCTCGCGTGGGGTGGGCAGCCCCTGCCAGCGGCTGGCGCCCAACCTGCGCGAATTTACGGTGTTGGTTAACCGACGCGCGGGGATTTTACAGGCTTGCTTAAGCGTTGCGAATTTTCTGCTCACAAAACATGCATATGTCCGGCACTTTTAGGCCAGCCATATCCATGGCGACGGTTAGGTCGCTTGTTTCCGAGTAGTGAAAGTCTGAGTCGCATACGACGCAGTTTCCGAATTTGGACATAGTTTTAGTTTCCTCCTATATTACACATAGCGAGCAAGCATATAAGCGTATGGGTCGTTTTAGCATATAAAGACCGAGGAGCATTATATAGTAGGCTCTAGAGCTCGCGTGGGGTGGGCAGCCCCTGCCAGCGGCTGGCGCCCAACCTGCGCGAATTTACGGTGTTGGTTAACCGACGCGCGGGGATTTTACAGGCTTGCTTAAGCGTGGGCGAAGTGGTCAGAATAATCATCCCAGCCATCAACGCGGCCAGAATCGAAGCACTCGTCGCAGACCGGCATAATTTTACCGGAGCCGAGCGGCTCGACAAAGCGACCGCAGACAGCGCAAGATGAGAATTTCTTTTCATAGTGGTAGTCAGACATATTTCCTCCTAATTAACACATAGCGGCCAAGCATATAAGGGTATGGGTCAAATAAGCATATAAGTGTAGAGGGAGCTTATATACCCCCCTATACCCCCCGGTGCCCTTGGGCAGGCCGCCCCTGCGCAGCCCCTGCTAGGGGTAGTGTTATATAGTGGGTATATAAGGGTATAGGGATACACCTATATAGGGGGTATATAAGGGGTGTGCATATATTATATATAGGGGGTATATAAAGACATGCCACCCCCCTTATGTAGTGTGTATATAAGCATATGTACATAGTTATATATAGTATGTGTGTTGTGTGTGTGAGCAGCGCCTGCGCGCAGCCTTACGGCAAGCAAAGGGCGACAGATATAACTGTAAAACTTTAGGCTAGGCGTGGCTGCACTTCCGAAGCTACCCCCCGCTCGTAAAAGCGGTAGCATGGGGTACAGAGTAAACCCTGTCCCGTCATGCGGACTAGGCCACGGCGAGTGTTTCCACAGTTCCAACATTGGCTCATAGTATACCCATAGCGAGAGGGTTAATAAAGGTATGGGTGAGCAGCGGCTGGGGGTAGGGGGCTGGGGATTTTAAAATGTGTTATAGCTCGGAGGCCCGCCGGACCAACATTATTACTGGTTTCCGGTGGCGTATTCTGTCATTGCCAGAGAGCGGCGCCCGTTATCGGGGTTGGCGCCAATTCAGGCCCTAATTGTTAATCCTGCTCTCTATATTAGACACAGCGAGAGAGTACTTAAAGATATGGGTCAGAAACACATATAAGTATAGAGGAGCGTTATATAGTAGGCTCTAGCGCTCGCGTGGGGTGAGCAGCCCCCTTTCCTCTTTTCTACGAAACCCACCCCCCGTCTAAACGAAAGAAGGGGAGGGGGGAGCAAGATGGGGGGTACCGGTCAAAACACATCGAGCTAAATTTTGAATGCCTTATTATACTAATATATACTAAATAGTGTCTTCATTAAAGTGCTATATTAAGCTCTATATCCCACGCGCAACGCAACCTTTAAATAGGCCTGTAACCCTAACCTACTTACCAAAAAGGTGAACCATGAACGCAAAAGAAACAAAAGCAAAAATGGATAGAAATGTCGAGATTCGCAAATTGCTTGCGAAGCTGGACCGAGAACTTTTCGGGCTGCGTATGACACTCTCAGCTCTGCAAAGAAAGGTGCTTGATGAATCTACAGTAGAATGCACAATAGAGCTTAGTGAAGAAGAAGACAGCTGTTATAGCAAGCTTAAGTACACTCAAAATTTGGTACTACCGGAGTAATTATGAAGAAATGTTTTATATGTGGTAACGTGTTGAACGGTAGAGCTCCTGATGGCGAGATATTGATGAGGCCCGATGGTGGGGCCCACATCGACTGTCTATGGCGCACAGCTAAACTGGTCGTATACGGAGAGTAAATATGGCAGAAGAGAAATGGGAGCCCAGCCACATGAGGCTGAGCCCGTCAAAAATCAACACATACAAAAAGTGCCCACGCGAGTTCTATTACAAGTACATAGCCGGGATTCCGGAGAAGAAGACTATACATCTATTCCGGGGAACCCTCGTACATAAGATTCTAGAACGACTGTTCAAACAACAATTCAAGAACATGACGGCGTGGGAGAAAGGCGCACCACGTACATGGATGCAGGAACAGTTCGAGAAAGGCTGGGAAGAGAAGGTAGCCAAACACAAGTGGCTCTGGGAAGTACACACGGCTGCTGAGATAGACGCTATGTATACTGAGACCGAGGACCTCCTCCAGAATTTTGTATCAACTATTAACAAGAAGTTAACTGAAATGGTGAAGTGGAAGGTTTACAAAAGCAAGTATCAGGCGTGGAACACTGTAGCCCCTAAGTATTCAGAGAAATGGGTCAAGTCCAAGGAGTATGCAATTGTCGGAGTGATTGATGTAGTTACATCAGATTTCGACGGGGGCACAACCCTGCTGGACTACAAGACCTCGAAACGGTACGGGCCCTATTTACCAGAGGAATATTATCGCCAGCTGATTATCTACGCATTCCTGTACACGTTAGAGATGGGCGAAATGCCGAAATTTGTGGGCGTTAACTATCTCCGCTTTGATGATACGTTCTTTGTCAAGATAACGCAGTCCGAGCTCGATGAAGCACGCGATTTGATTAAATACGTGCATGACTGTATTAAGGAACGCGAGGAGTACGAGGACCGCTATGAGCAGGTGCCCCAGAATCTCTGTAAGTGGTGTTCGTTTAATAAGCAGTATAACGGTGGGCCGTGCGATGTGGTTATACCCAAGTGGGAACCCAAGTACAAGAAGAAGCGAGAGAGTTACAAGGACGTGGACGCTTCGTTCAAAGGCTTAATAGAGCTTGATGCTCAGACTCACTTTCCAGAGTTCGATTAGGGCAAACTTTATATATGGCGATAGAGTAGAAAGTAAACATGAACGGAGACGATAATAAATTTACTAATCTAATGATGGCGGCTGTAGCCGCACCTGTAGTTCTAGCTTGGGTGGGTCTCTCTATCTTTTTGGTAGTGATGGCATTTAATGATGCAAGTGTGGTATCCGATATAGAAGCGTATAAATCGGTTCTTTTAATAATTGGCTCACCCGCACTAGTTATCATATATAAAGTATTAGAATTATGGACCGCTCAACAGAATAGTAATATAGAACAAAAAAGAAAAGAAACGTTTGAAAACGGAGACGATAAGGAACATAAACATGAATGATTTCGAAATAAGGAAAATGTATAACCAAGTGCAAAAGATGGAAGATAGGATAAGACATTTGGAGAATATAATCATGACAGAAGAAGAGATGTCAGAGGAAGCTGCAGAAGAAGAGGTTGAGGAAGAGGCTGAGGAAGAGGAAGTTGTTGAGGAAGAGGCTGCGGAAGAAGCAGACGACGCCGAAGAGGACTCCGAAGATGATGCTGAAGACGATGCTGAAGATGACGCAGAGTCCGATGAAGAGTAAGTATGGCTAAGAAAAAGCCAAAAGCCAAGAAGAAGCAAGCAGCCGCACGGAAGAAGGCTGGTGGCTCTAATGTAGGAAAGTACAAGGGCGTAAAGGCCTTTGCTGGTCCTTCAGGGGGCGCCCCTGCCGGTAGCTTTCCTATTAATACGCGCGCGCGAGCTAAGTCAGCTCTAAAGCTAGCTCATAACGCGCCACGCCCAGCAGGTATAAAAGCAGCGGTATATAGGAAATATCCCGGTTTGAAGCCTAAAGGTAAGAAGAAGACTAAGAAAAAAGGGAAGAAGTAATATGGCATATAATAGAGGAAAACTTAAGAAGAACGGGGTACCTCGTAAGAAGCCCAAGAAGCGCCGAGTTCCTAAGGGAAAGAAGGGTGAATACCGTGGTAAAAACGGTAAGCTTCGAAAGAAGAAGTAAGCTTTATATAGATGCCCGTATCTAGTTATACAGGGCTCCCACTTAGGACCAAAGCTCCACAGAAAGATAAAACGCAAGAGTTCATGGGAGTCCCACCAAGGAGATATTATGACAAATAATACAACGACAAATGAAACAACTAACCTAACCAATGAGTTAGGAGAAGCAGAATCTGGAATGTTAGAAAGCCTACTGGATATGCTAACCAGCTCGCCTGAGCTTATGCTTATGGCAGCTCTTATGTTAGCGATGGGCGCATACATTATGTATACCCAGCCAGCAGTAAAGGCCCTTGTAATGGGCTACGTCGGGAAGCACGAGGATGAAATCAACGTACTTCTTGATAAGTATCTAACTAAAGCCCAGACGAAGGCCTATGAGAAGCTGGATGAAACAGCTCAAAAACATGTAAAAGACGCAATGCTCAGAAATGTAATTGTTTCTGCTTGGGACCAGAACGACGACAAGTTCGTTGCGGTTATTAAGGCAGAAGCTAAGGAAGCTCTTACAGAAGCTAAGAAGCTTTGAACGACCACGAGTATGAACAGCGTTTGCGCTTGCGCGTAGGTGAACCAGAATATGAACGCCACAAAGAGCTTGTACGCCTGTTGGCTCGCAATCTGTCTCTTGAAGACATTCTGTGGGAAGAAATTTCTCTACATATTCGGGATGTTAACCTACGAACAGAGCTCCTGCGCCAAAGAAACTCAATCGTTCGTGACATACATACGGAGTTCCGAGCGCTAAATATAGAGATACCTACTATGGTTGAAGAGAAGACAGAAGGATTCGCAAAATTTTTGGAGGACTTACATGACGATTCTAGCGACAAAGAACGAGGGAAAGGCGCTGAAGAAAGCCCTGACCGGTAAAAATCTTTATGATACTCGTTCGCTAGAAGAACTGTTTGAGAGTTTTAGAAAAGACGAAGATAAGATGAAGATGCTTGTAAAAGCATTCTGTGAAGCTTATTTATTAGATGCTAAACAACGACCGCTTAAATTAAGGCCCCTACAGGAGATTATTGTAGTTAATGCTTTAACTCACCCTGTAGAGATGAAGCAGCGGAAAGTAGCTATCCTAGCTCCACGAGGCTGTGGGAAGTCCTATGCTCTATCAGTCGCGGTCGTCATCTATATGTTCTTCAAGCGCTTCAGAGATTTAATCTTTGTACTTGCACCTAGCGAGGACCAAGCCGCACTTATCTTCGGGTACGTGTACAGGCACTTTAAAGACAACAGGTTTTTGGACAGCTTAGTAGACAACTACAAATTCCATAACAAGCCCCATATACGCATGAAGGGGGGCACATTAATGCGCAGGGCTCCATTAGCGCCTAGTAACCAAGGGCAGGCTATACGGGGCCAACACCCTACATTCTGTATAGTTGATGAGTCTTCTCTCATCGACGACCACCTTTTCGTGGATAATGTAGAACCAGCGATAGTTTCAAATAATGCCCCCTTCATAAATCTAGGTACACCAAAGTCAAAAGATAACCACATGTATAGGTATTTGTACGATGATGCTTATTCTGACACATGGACTCGCTTAGTATATACTTGGCGGGATGCAGTGAAAACAGGAGACAGTTATGAAGCGGCATATACTGAAGAAGATATGCTTGGAAAGATGATGGAATGGGGTGAAGACTCCATCTATTGGAGAACGGAATACGAATGTGAATTTGTGGAAAGTATTTCCAATGTATTCAATCCTGAAAAAATTAAGGCATGTTTTGATGACTACGCGCTCACCCCCTTTGCCGAAGCCTCTCTACAAGGAGGAAAAAATTGCACTGTCGCTGTTGACATTGGTAAATCTGTTAATGCTACTGTTATTAGCGTATGGTCCGCTGAAAAAGCTGATGATTCAGATATTGCAAGACTTATATATATTGAAGAAATCAGTGCTAGAACTGGTGGACACGACATACCATATCAACGTAAACGTATCATGGACATTGCTAGAAGCTTTAATGTTGGTAGGGTTATTATTGATGCTACTGGTATTGGCGGTGCGATTGAACAGGACATAAGAATAGCGTGTATTAATAGTGTGCCCCAGATACACTTCATTCCTTTCATTTTCACTGGAGGGCCGCGCGGGACTAAGACTCAAGTATTCAGAGACTATGTGTCTTTCGTACAACAAGGAAGAGTAAAGATACCCAACCCCGAGCATCTAGATGTAGCAGGACAGAAGATTATTAATAAGTGGTTCAGGGAACACGTAGATATACAATATGTAATGGACGCGGCTAATAAGACAGAGCGTATTAGTGCTCCTGACGGTAAACATGATGATTATTGTGATAGCTCCGTTTTAGGCATTCATGCTACTTTAGCTATGCTGCCCGGTTCAGCTACAGTAGCCACTTCTGGTAAAGAAACGGCTTCAAAACAACTCACTTCTAATATTGGAAGGCATTCAGGAGTCTCCTTATTTAGAACAAAGGGACATAATTTCAAATCAAAAAGTAGGTATTCATTGTGACGCAATCTTTATATACTGTTACGATTATACTATATAAGTGGTAGCCATGGCTTTATTGGACAGAGTACGAAGGGTATTTGCCACAACTGGTAGCACACCACCCTTCAAAGAAGACGAGCCCCTTAGCTTCGGCGCGGGGATTATTAAGCGTTTGAAACTATCTAACGACTACCAGTATGGTAGTAAAAAGCGATATGAACAACATTTAGGTAAACCAAGGATATACATGAATGTATATCTAGCGGACCCTATTGTTCGTAGTTTAATAGACCTCCCTTGTTTTTATGCAGTCAAAGACAATTTTGATATTGTGACTGATAAAGACGATATAAGAGAGCGTATAGAAGAGATGTTTAGAGATATAAATATCGAGAATCTTTTATATGGTTGGGTTCGTAATGCTAGAATTTTTGGTACAGGATATATGGAGTGGACCGGAGACAATCTAGTTCTTCGTTCTAGCCAAAATATGTTTGTGCAACGAAATGAGCACGGACAGATAGAATATTATTATCAGGATATAGGGGACGAAAAGGAGAACATTCATTTTGAACCTGATGAAATTGTTTCGCTATTAAATAACCCTTTTGATGATTATGCATATGGGCTATCTGATATTCATCCTATCCTATACTTGGTAGATTTAAAAGACTATGCAGAAAGGGACGTGGGAGCTGCACTAAATAAATATGCATCATCTCGCTTTGATATATCGTGCGGTCTGGAAGATATGCCATATGGACCTGATAAGATTAATGAAGTTGTAGATGCTTTTAATAACTTAGCACCCGGTGAAGATATAATTCACGGAAACGATATTATTATAAAGGAACTACAAGGCACACAACGAGCTTTTGAGTATGGAAAATATACAGATGATATTTTAGATAAGATACACATGGCTCTTAAGGTTCCTAAAACTATGTGGACCGACCCTGACAAAGCAAGACCCATTTTTGAACCTTATGTCAGGTATTTACAAACTATGATTGAATCTGCTTTGAATGCCCAATTAATGCCTCAACTAGAAGATGGAGAGGCTAAATTTAAATTCAGACAAATAAATGTTGAAGACGCATTCACTAAAGCGAAGACAGATATGATATATCTATCTGAAGGCGTACTATCACCCGGCGAAGTCAGGGAAGAGCGGGGTCTTGACCCTGAAGGCGTGGTGGAATTAGATATGCTAAAGGACGTTGCTGTTAAGAAAGCAGGCTCCCCCTCAGAGGGGCCTAGTGATAAGAACGCTAATATTTCTGGTGGTAAGGGCACTGACAAAAAAGAAGAAGGTGCTCGAGCCCCGAATAGAGGAAATAAACCTTCAGCAAACGTAAAGGGGAAAAGAGCATGAGTTATGACAAGTGTGTAGCATCGGTAAGTTCTACATTAAAAAAGCGTGGTTTTGAAAATCACAAAGAGACGGCTGCTAACATGTGTATCATGTGGGCTGATGGACATGGCGTAGAAAGGGCGTTTGGTAGAACCCTAGACGAAAACGAAAAGAGACGCACATTTGCCTTATCATTAGGAGAGGACGATAATATATCATTTACAGAGGAAGGGGACTATGAAAGTGCTACTTTTCCAGTTATAGCTATAACTTCTGGGCTTCATGAGTATGAAGAGGATGATATACAACAAAAGGTTTATATAGAACCTGAGATATTAAAGAAGAATATAGAAGCTTTTAACGAGCTTCCTATATATCTCAACCATCAGAGAACACCGGAAGATTTAATTGGCATGGCTGCTAATCCTGAAGTGTTTGAGATGGAGAATGGGAAGTCCGCAATTAGGATGTTAGCTACGGTTAATAATAAAACTGAATGTGGACAAGAAGTAATGAACAGAGTAAAAGAAGGAGACATAACCCATGTCAGTATTGATTGGTTTTCCAATGATGTTGATGTGATGGGCGATACGTTCGCAACGAACATTCGTCCTACAGAGGTTAGTTTCATTGATAATAACTCAATGGACCCCGTCTGTGAGGAATGTACAATTGGAACGAAGTGTGATTTACATGTGAAGGATGAACACCATGACTGCGGTTGTGGTGGGAAAGACGGCGCATGTGAATGTTCAGACGGAAAACAAGAGGACATAAGTATGACTGAAGAAACTCCTGTAAAAAGCTCATCTGAAGCGGAGAACATTGTGGAGCGCGAATTCGCCTCCTTACGCACAAAGTTGGACGAGATGACAGCATCTAAAACAGAACTCACTAATCAGTACGAAGAGGCACTCAAGCTTATTGAGGGCTTCAAGGCTGCTGAGGAAGAGAGGGCTGTTGCGGAAGCCGAAGCTCGAAAGGTTGAGGTCGTAGAGGCTATTCTATCCAAGGAACTGATTTTCGGAACCTTGGTCGAGGATAATAAAGAAACGCGCACTGCAGAGCTCTCAGCTTGGGATGAACCAAGGCTGACTGGTTTCAGCGAAGCTCTTGCTGCACTTCCGGTACCTGAGGACACAGAACGTACCTTCGGAAAGGGTAAATCCAACGAGGGAGAAGCTGTTCCAGCGGAATCCGAGAGAAAATTTGCAGTCAAGATGGATGAAAAAACTGGGCGATATAAGATTGACCCAGAAGTATTAAGAGGTAATTAAATATGGCAACAGAAATTTTACTGAATGATGGTGGTGCTCCGGCACGTATCTTACCGTTCGTAGCAGCGGAAGACTTGACTGCTGGATATGCAATAGCTGTAAATTCCAGTGGCGAAGCTAAGCTTGCAGACGCGGACGACAGCGAGTTCGCTGTAATTGGATATGCGCTCACGACCATTACGTCAGGTAATATTGTCAGTGTCATAAGTGGACACGGCGTTGTTTTAAACGTGTATTGCGCAGATGTTGCAGCAGGGGTAGGTATGATGCTCGGTACAACCGATGGTCAACTTATCACAGCAACTAATGCAGCGGCAAAACCAAATTGTCAAGCAACTACATTGGAGAACAACTCCGCAGCGGGTTTAACTAAGGTGATAACCCATTAAGGGTAGGTGATTATTATGGTAGCACTATCAGATAATTTAGCACCCGGTCTACTTACTTCCCTTAACACTGGCGCTTACGCAGCGACTGGTGGAACTGGGGAACGTGTACTCATAGACTATAAAGATGCAATCAAGGACTATAAGGTCACAGACCTTGCAGCCATGAGCATGTTTACAGAACCTATGACCACAGAGACTGGCGGTGATATTGATATCACATTCGCAAAGCCTTCCATGGGTATGGAAGAAATCAACGAGGGTAACACACCCAAATACCAGCACACTAATCTGCGCTCCGAGAGAGTTTCAGTAGGCGAGTGGGGACTGGCGCTAGGTGTAACCCGTCGTATGATTGAAGATTCACGTTTCAATGAAGTCGAGATGGCTTTGAATGAAGCACGCAGGGCGGTAGACCGTCACATGACTAAGCACGTTGTTTATGCATTGCTTGGTATCTTAGACTCCGGTTTCGGAACTGGTGTTGACGGTGCAAGCATTGTGGCAGCCACTACTGAGGCTAACATTGTAGACTTTAGCGATAATATCTACGGTGGGTTCCTTGGTAAGGACTCCGAAATCAATGTAGGACGTAACTATTCGTATGGTCTAACGGCTTCCGGCACGCTTCAAACAAGTCATTACATGACATCTGCTTCCGGCGCAACTGCTGGAACAATTTCATTGGGAGACTTAACAGACTCTATGGAACTTATTGGCGGACACGGCTTTAATGCTAATATGCTAATGATTTCCCCAGCGCACTACAAGACTCTATTGAACTTGGCAGATTTCACAGCTGCGGTTAACAGCACTGCGAGCATTTATGGCGGTCCTCACGTTGTTGAGGAAGTTAGTTCGTTCAGGAACACGTTTGCTACGGCTGCGATTGGAAACATTTTTGGTCTTACTGTTGTTGTTAACGCATGGTGTCCTCCTGACAGGATTTTCATGTGGGATAGCAGTGTTAAGCCTATGTCATATGTGGAAAGGCGACCATTGACTGTAGAAGAGGCGAATCCGGGTTTCGGAATCGTTGGCTCTTACATGTCGATGAGATACGGACTGAAGGTGACAAGCCCAATGTCCGGTGTAGTTATTATCAACGCATAGAGATATTCGTTGAATTAGCAAGGGCTCAGGGAGCGAGCCCCTAATCGCTCCCACTTTTCTTTCTAGTCGTAAGAAGGTCAAAATGTATGAAGGTATAGTTTAATGGTAAATAAAGACAAAGTCAAGTTGGCTCAAGAAGTAGCTTCAGTCATCCCAATACCTTGGCGCTCTTACGCAACGGGAGCATCGTTTGCATCAGGGACTCAAACTCTAACTATGAGCATGAGTGACAGTCCTGACTTTACGGTGGACTTGTCAGGAGCAGGCCCTCCTGCGGCTGGAGGTGGTGTAAATCCTTCGTATCAATATTATTTTGGCGTCTATTCCGGAACTTCTACAAGCGATGTAATATCTGGTATAGCGTCGGGTCGTTTACGAACGAACGCTACTGATGATATTATTATCAGCGGAACAAAGAATTATACTGCCACACAACTACATTGTGAATCCTTCGTGAAGATTGACGGTTCCTATAACAACCCATCGTCATTCCCCGCTCTAACTGCCAGCGGCACCGTAGATTTTCAGGACACTTTGGGAGTTAGTGGTGCTTTAACCACAAGCGGTAATCTAATTTTAGATAGTAATACCTCAGACTATAGTGTTACTCAAAAGACTTCTAATGATACAACGGAAAGTTATGCTATAACATGGCCTGTTGATACGGGTAGTGCGGGCCAAGTTCTTGTAACTGATGGTGGGAACACTGATGCAATTTTATCATGGGCTACTGCTACAGATGCTAATTATTATGCTACAGGAGCTACATGGACCGTAGCAACAGGACTACTTACCGTAGAAATGGAAGGAGTCAGTAATGTTACTACAAATATTGGATTAGAGACAGGAACTGCTAAAGCTAATGTGGATGTTCTTGTTTTAACCAACGCAGGCAACGCAAGTGATATGGACAACACCCGTAGTTCCATTCTATTTAATCAATGGTATTATGACGCTTCTAGTCCCGCTATTGCGGACGCTGGACGAATAACAGTAGGGACAGAAACTGATTGGACGAGCACTGCAGCTTCTCAAGATTCTTATATGGCTTTCCAGACAGCATTGAACGGTACCATCACTGAGTATATGCGTCTTACTTCTGCGGGTGCTCTGGGTGTAACTGGATTAATAACCGCATCGGGCGGCCTAACGATGGACACTTCTCAAGTGTTTACTATGGGAGGTAATGGCGTTGACGACATACTGCTAGCTGCGGATGCGGTGTCTGCGGGTGATGATGAACTCACTACAGCTGGTTATATAGACGCGCGCTACGCGCCTGTGGGTATAACAGGAACAGTGACAGGAGGAGGAGCAGATACATACGTATCTTATTGGACCTCTGCCACAAATGTAACTGGCACTTCCACCTTAACATATAACGGTACCAATACCTTTAATATAGTTCCTACTAATGCAGATGCTACTTTAAACTTAGGAGCAGGTAACGTTGTACTACGTTATACTAGTTCCGTGGGGCAATTACATTCAGCTAATAGAACCCTTAGAGTTGGTAATAGTGGTGGTGAGATTAAATTTTTAAACGGCACTGACGACTCTATACATTTCTTTACTTCAGGTACTTCCTCTGAAAAGATGACCATTTTGAATACTGGTGATGTAGGTATAGGCACAACTGCACCCGGTCAAAAATTAGATGTTAGAGGTGGTTTTAGATTTAGAGACGAAGCCTCTTCATC